AGGCGGTCGCGGCCGGCACCCGTGGCACGTATTCCAGTGTGGCCCGCAGCTACGACGGCACCTATTCGGCGCAGCGTCAGGAGCTGGTCGAGGGGCAGCTGGGTTACGACCTGTTGCAACACGAATTCATCGACTACTGGTGTCGACGGGTGTACCGCGAGTGGTTGCGGATCGCGATTTTGAGCGGCGTGCTGCAAGTGCCGGGGGACGTCGACCCGCGCACCGTTTACGGCGCGATCTATCAGGGGCCGGTCATGCCCTGGATCAACCCGGTGCATGAGGCCAACGCCTGGAAAATTCTTGTGGAGGCGGGTTTCGCCGATGAGGCCGAGGTGGCTCGGGCGCGTCAGCGCAACGCTCAGGAGCTGAAGCGCACGCGCACGGCGGAGATTCAAACCAACCGGGAGAAAGGGCTGGTTTTCAGCTCGGACGCCTATCACCAGCACTACGGGAAGAACAAACCCGATGAAACGAAAGAAAAATAAGCCGCTGATGCGGCCCAGGGGCTCGACAGCGGTCCCTAAGCCCCAAGGCGAAAGCTGGTACTCCATGCGGGCCGCAGCGGGTGTCGCAGAGCTGCGCATTGAAGACGAGATTGGCGCCTGGGGCATTACCGCCAAGCAGTTCGCCAAAGACCTCAAGGCGCTGGGCGATGTGTCGCTGATCAATCTGTACATGCAATCTCCCGGCGGCGACGTGTTCGACGGCCTGGCGATTTACAACATCCTCAAGCATCACCCTGCCCGCGTAGAGGGCACCGTGGGCAGCCTGGCGGCGTCCATGGGCAGCGTGATCCTGATGGCTTGCGACGTGATCAGCATTCCCGAAAACGCCGCGATCATGGTGCACAAGCCCTGGGGTATTCAGGGCGGTGACGCCGATGACATGCGCAAGTATGCCGACCTACTCGATCAGGTCGAGGGCTCGCTGGTCCAGGCCTACGTGCTCAAAACCGGCAAGACCGCCGAAGACATCCATGCCTTGCTCAATGCTGAAACCTGGATGTTTGGCAGCGAAGCGGTGGCGGCCGGCTTCGCAGACAAAGTCCTCGATCCGCTTACGGCCTTTGGCCAAATCAATTCAAACCGCATTCAGGAGTTCGCCAATATGCCACCAGAGTTCAAGGCTCATTTCACCCCGCGCGGTTCGATTACCCCGCCTGCACCTGCACCTGCACCTGCACCTGCACCGGCTCCCGCTCCCAGCGCTTCGGCCCTGACCCCGGAGCAAATCCGCGCGCAGGTGATGGCAGAAAACACCACCCGCCGTAACGAAATCACCGCGGCGTTTGGTGGTTTTGGCACCGGCCATGCCGAGTTGCTGAATGCCTGCCTGAACGACATGGAATGCAGCGTGGCCACCGCTCGCGAAAAGCTGCTGGTGGCCCTGGGGGCCAACACTACCCCGACCGGTGGCCCGGCCCCGCGTCACCCGGGCTATGTCGGCAACGGCAACCTGGTGGGCGATTCGGTGCGTGCGTCCTTGGCCAGCCGTACCGGCCAGGCCGAAGCCCAGGCGGATAACGCCTATAACCACATGAGCCTGCGCGAACTGGCTCGGGCATCGTTGGCGGATCGCGGCATTTTGGTGGGCTCGATGGCCCCGATGCAGATGGTCGGCATGGCGTTTACCCATGATTCCAGCGACTTCGGCAACATCCTGATCGACAATGCTGCCAAGTCGGTGTTGCAGGGTTGGGAGGAAGCCGCAGAAACCTTCCATCTGTGGACCAAAACCGGTCGCCTGAGCGACTTCAAGACCGCCAAGCGCGTCGGCATGGGCGAGTTCACCAGCCTGCGCGAAGTGCGCCCGGGCGCTGAATACAAGTACATCACCACCGGCGACCGTGGCGAAACCATTCGCCTGGCGACCTACGGTGAGCTGTTCTCGATCACCCGCCAGGCCATCCTCAACGATGACCTGGATCAGCTGACCACCGTGCCGAAACGCATGGGCGAGGCCGCACGCGGCACCATTGGTGATTTGGTGTATGACACCCTGATCAACAACCCGCTGATGAGCGACGGCAAGGCGTTGTTCGACGCGGCGCACAAAAACCTGTTCACCGGTGCCGGTTCGGCGCTGTCGATCGATGCGCTGAGCAAGGCCAAGACCGCCATGGCCTTGCAGAAAGGCCAGGTTGATAAAGACTCGAAGGAGCGGGCCCGTACCTTGAACATCCGCCCAGCCTTCGCGCTGGTGCCGGTGGCGCTGGAAGACAAGGCCAAACAGTTGATCCGCTCGGCCTCGGTGCCAGGTGCCGACACCAATGCCGGCATCGACAACCCGATCCGCAACTTTGCCGATGTGATCGCCGAGCCGCGGCTGGACGATGCGTCGGCAACCGCCTGGTATCTGGCGGCCAAGAAGGGCACCGACACCATCGAAGTGGCGTACCTGGACGGTGTCGAGTTGCCGTACCTGGAGCAGCAGCAGGGTTTCACCATCGACGGTGTGACGTCCAAGGTGCGGATCGATGCCGGCGTGGCGCCGCTGGATTCGCGCGGCCTGACCAGGTCGAACGGCGCCTAATCGCGCAGCAGTTCCCAAAGCCTCGCCTAGTGCAGTGCGGGGCTTGTTGTTTCTGAAGACAGGAGAAATGGTACATGGCTAAAAATGGTGTAAGCAGCGGCGAGACCCTGGACTTTATCGCGCCGGCGGGTGGCGCAGTGGCCGGCGTGCCGGTGGTGATCAATGACCTGGTACTGGTCCCGATCAGCGGTGGCCCGGTGGGCACCAAGCTGGTGGGTTTTACCCGTGGTGAGTGGCGCGTGGCGGCAAACGGCGCGCTGACGACGGGGCAGAAGGTCAACGTCAAGGACGGGGTGCTGGTGGCCCCGGCCACTGCTGGGTCGGTGCCGTTCGGCAAGCTCACCAGCGACATGGTCAGCAACGCGGCCACCGCGCTGTTGATCCCCTGATGGGTGCTGATCGCTTTCGCGAGCGGGCGGCGCGGATGGACGCGGTGCTGGTCGATCGCCTCGGCGATCAGGCCACCCTGGCGGATGGCTCGACGATTCGCGGCGCGTTTGCGTCGCCTTTCCTCAGGGCGCAGATCGGCGCCAAGGCGAGCGGCAATCGCCTTGGCGCTTCGATCAACACCGACCAGGTCAAAGAGCCCACTTTCACGGTGCGGGCGGTGGATGCCGCCAAGGTGGCGCGTGGGGCATTTATCACCATCGACCTGACGCCCGAAGACGGCGGCGGGCGTTACAAGCTGGTCAGGCCTGAGCCGGATGGCGCGGGCATGGTTGACCTGGTGCTGGGGGCGGACAATGAGCGAACAGACGACATCCAATGAGGCTGCTGTCAGTGAGCTGACGGCCTTGCATCAGGCCATTGAGGCCACGTTTAAGGCGGGTGTACCGGCCTTTAAGCATGTCGAGGCCTATGCCGAGTTGGGCAAGGACATGGGCGAGCCGGCGTTGCTGTTTGCGATGACCGGGGCCGCGCCGGCGGCGGACACCGGCACAGGCAAAACCGCCTTGAATTGCCGGTTTCAGGCGGCGGTGCTGGTCGATGCGACCCGTAATCGCGCGCCGTTGCAGGCGGCCATTTTGGCCAGCCGTGTGGCGGTGGTGTTGCGTGGGCAGTATTGGGATTTGGACTTTGTGGAAGAGCCGACGCATATCCAGGTGCAGCCGGACGGCTCGGTGCCGGAGCTGGCGCAATACTGCGTGTGGGTCGTCGAGTGGTTTCAAGTCGTGCACTTTGGCGCAATTGAATGGGTCTGGGAGGATGAGCCGCCCGGCTCGCTGCTGTTCGGCATTCACCCGGGCGCAGTTGATCCTGACGCGCCGCTGGTGGCGCCGGAGGGCGCATGAATTACGCCGGCGCCGAGCATGACCGCATGCTGGCCGGGCTGGTCAAGCCGTGCTACGTGGTCGCCCTGGACCTGGCAGCGGTGCCGCCGGTGTGCCGGGTCTCGGACGGCGAATGGACCAGCGCCTGGGTGCGTTGGCACAGCCTGGCGGCCGGCAAGGCGCGGCACTGGCGGGTGCCGAGCATGAACGAGCAGGGCGCGTTGATCAGTGCCAGCGGTGACGTGTCACAAGGCACCTTTGTGCCTGGGCTGTACGGCAACGCGGGACCGGCCCCGGACACCCGCGACCATGTCGAGCGCTGGTTGTTCGACGATGGTGGCTCGCTGACTTACGACTGGCAGGCCAAGCGTTACAGCATTGTCCTGCCGAGCGGGTCGGTGGACATCGAGGTCGGCAGTTCGGCCGCGACCGTGACGGACAACGCCGTGGTGGTGACGTCCGGCGCGATCGCCCTGGACGGTGACGTAACGATTTTCGGTGACGTGCTGATCAATGGCGCGTTACGCGTAACGGCCGACATTCTCGGCGGCGGATCGATCATCGACACCGCCGGCAACACGCCGAACCACCAGCACTAAAACGCAACCTTTCAACCCAGCCCGCCGCGTGCGGGCTTTTTGTTACCTGGAGAAAACTGTGGCCAATCCCACTACCCCCAAGGTCGAGGCGGAAAGCCCACGACCGATCACCTACCAGGACAGCGCTTTCACGTCGCGGACCCTGATCATGAACAGTGGCCGACAGCATGCGGTATCTGCTGGCAAGGTCACGGTCAGCAGTGCCGACGCCGAGGCGCTGGCGTTCCTCGACAGCGACCCGGCTTTCCAACGCTTGCCGGAGTAAACCCATGATCGGAATGGACCGCCAAACGGGGCAGCCGATTTCGGGCATCGAGCACTTGCGCCAGTCCATTGCCGACATCCTCGGCACGCCGCTGGGCTCGCGGGTGATGCGGCCCGAGTACGGCAGCAAGGTGCGCCGCTTCGTCGACCTGCCGGTTAACGCCGGTT